CTGTAATCTTTCCTGTAGGTTCATAATTTAAGAATAAATAGCCTTACCTGTAGTTATAGCAGCATCAATAGCTGTAAAACTTTCTGATGTCCAGATAGATGTAGTTCCATCAACTTTTGTGTAAGCTTTGATAATTTCAAGATGTTCAGTATTTCTCTGAATCATTGCTTTCCATTCTGTTTCAGTAGTAGTTGAATCAGATGTTCTCGTACCATATGCAGCAAAGTTAGCATCTGCATTGATAACAGTTACGCTATCGCCAGCAGCAGAAAAGATTGCTGCGATTTCATCTGCGGTTTTTTCTTCCATAATAAAAAATTAGGTTACTTGTAGTTTACCCTGCTTCGAGGGCTGTGACTTTTGCAGATAATTCTTGTATTGCATTTACTAACACAGGAACTAAATGCTCACCTTTATATTTTAAATGTTCCTCTTGTTCAGCATCAATTATTACTGGATTGTCACCTTCTAAAGTAAGAATATCTTGTGCTACAAAACCATAGTGTTGACACCCACTTTTTTCATCAGTATCTCTATCTTTTCTAAACCAAAAACTTTTAGGTTTTAATTTATTAACAAAATCTAAACCATAAGGAACATTTGTAAAATCAATTTTATCTCTTTCATCAGAAACTACAGTTAAACTACATTTAATATACGCATTTGTAATATTATTATGTCCTAATATCATACGATCATTTTCAGTTGTGACATTAAATAATCTTGTTGAAACTACTGATATATCACCAAGAGCTACGTTACCATTACCTGTTGTCAAATTTGGTAAGCTACCATTTCCTATTGCAGTATTGTCACTACCAGTAGTCAAACTATTCATAGTAGCTCTTCCAACAGCTACGTTCCTATTACCAGTTGTTACGCTAAGGAGAGCTTCAAAACCTACACCAGTACACTGAGTTCCAGTTGTAATTGCAGTTGCAGCACCTTTGCCTACAGCCGTGTTTTGATCTCCAGTTGTGTTTGCGTTTAAAGCAAAATAACCTACAGCAGTGTTGTTACTTGCAGTTGTATTATTTTCAAGAGAATCTTTACCTAAAGCTGTGTTTTGCGTTCCAGTTGTAGCAACTTTCAACGCTCTAACACCTAAAGCTGTGTTTGAAGCACCAGAAGTCAAACCACTTGCAGCTGAATATCCAACAGCAGTATTGTCATTTGCTGTAGTATTTGCATCTAAAGCTAAAGCACCTACCGCCGTGTTCTGAGTTCCAGTTGTGTTTGCTATTAAAGCCTGATAACCAACGGCTGTGTTATTAGATGCAGTAGTGTTACTTTCTAAAGCATCTCTTCCTAATGCAGTATTATTTGATCCAGTAGTGTTAAGTCTGAAACTATTTACACCCATTGAAATATTATTACTTCCTGTTGTGTTACCGCTTCCAGAATTTAAACCAACTGCTGTATTGTTTGCTCCAGTTGTGTTTTGATTTAAAGCATCCGTTCCGACTGCTGTGTTGTTAGAAGCTGTTGTATTTTCTTGTAAAGCTCCTTGTCCAACTGCGGTGCAACTTCCAGCCGTAGTATTCGCACCTAAAGCAGCCTGACCTATTCCAGTGTTTTTAGTTCCTGTAGTATTAGCATCTAAAGTTAGACTTCCCACAGCTACGTTGTTATTTCCAGTTGTGTTTGATGTTAATGCAGCATTTCCTACAGCAGTATTATTGTCTGCGGTAGTGTTTGCCAAAAGTGCATCATTACCAATCGCAGTATTTTTATCACCAGTAGTATTTAATTTTAAAGATTCATCTCCAACTGATGTGTTGGAATGTCCAGTAGTATTAGTTTTTAATGATTCACTACCAACGGCAGTATTAGCATTTGCTGTAGTGTTTGATTGTAAGGCATTAGCACCGACAGCAGTGTTTAAAGTTCCAGTTGTGTTTGCTTTTAATGCTGTAGATCCAATAGCAGTGTTATTATCTGCGGTCGTATTTGCTCTTAATGCTTCTTTACCTACGGCTACGTTATCTGTTCCTGTTTCATTTAAAAATAAACTTTGAAATCCACAACCAGTATTATTACTAGCAGTTGTATTGGTACTAAGTGACTGCATACCAACGGCTGTATTTTGTGTTCCTGTTGTATTTGCATCTAAAGCATTAGCACCGATAGCTACATGAGAATACCCAGTTGTGTTTGCTAATAAAGAACCAAAACCAACAGCAGTGTTGTTATTTGCTGTTGTGTTGCCATCCATTGCAGATTGTCCAACGGCAGTATTATTTGAACCTGTGCTGTTAGCTAATAAAGTTGAATCGCCCACCGCAACATTATTTGAACCTGTGGTATTAGATAACAAGGCTCTACCTCCAAAGGCTGCATTATTACTCGAAGTGGTATTTGCAGTTAAAGCACTTAAACCTACAGCAGTGTTTCTAGCTCCAGTTGTGTTTGCTCCTAAAGCTGAACTACCCACAGCAGTATTGTTTGATGCGGTGGTATTGGCATCTAAGGCTTCATAACCTATAGCTACGTTTGAACCACCAGTTGTATTTACATCTAAAGCTCCTCTACCCACAACTGTGTTAGCATTTCCAGTTGTATTAGCACCCATAGCATGAACACCAATCGCTATATTATTATTACCTGTAGTATTTTCTTCTAATGCTTCACTACCTACTGCAACACAGGATGCACCTTCTGTATTAAGCCTCATAGACTCTCTTCCAACAGCAGTATTTTCAGTTCCAGATGTGTTAGTTGTTAAAGCACTTTTACCTACAGCAGTATTATTTCCACCACTCACAGAAGCATCTAAAGCACTTTCTCCAAGAACAGTATTACCAGCAACAGAGTTTGCACCTTTACCTATATTTATACTATTTATTGTTCCATCTAAAGGAAAAGCAGGCGAACCAGCAAGACTAAATAAATTTATATGAGCATTATTAGCAGTATTCCTTAACTGCATAATACTTGTTGAAGTATTAGCAAAAAATTGACTTGCGTAGTTTGTAGAAGGGGCAGATGATCCAGAATTATTACTTGAAATTGCTAAAAGAACATTATTTATATCAGCCCTGACGTTAGCTCCTGTAGAGTTATCAATTACATAATCATGTTGAGCCATTACTTAATCCAACTTTTATTTAATTATATCCTACTTTAAAACTAACTACCACGCCCAAAACCAACAGCAGTATAACTAAATGTTTTATCCTGGACAGCATTACCTGCATTACTAAATTTTATTGTAAAACCAGTTCCAGATATACTTGTAATTTCAAATCTATCAGTACCACCTAAATCATTAGCAGTAATACCAATACTAGGTAATTGTGAACCTGCTAAAACACCAGTACCACTAGCACCTGTGAAGAAAGCATGATCAAAAGTAACTGCAAGTCCAGAAGATGATGTACCAGAACTAAGGTTAGATTTTTGTTCTGTTCTCCTATCTAATTCTGCTGTATAACCTAATTGATCAATTTCAATAGATTGTGCAGGGTCATCTGAATCCATTTCACATCTAAATTTAAAACCTCGACCAACATAAGTTCCATTAACAAAAGGATTAAATCTTGAAAAATTAGCTCCATAAGTACAAGATGTTCCACTTGATATTGTTGCACTTGTTGCTGAAGTAACTGTAAATGTACTGGTGCTAGGCACAGTAATTATTTCATAATTTCCATCTGTTGCCGATCCAGCAGTAAAGTCTATAACTACAAAATCACCAACAGAATATCCATGAGAACTTTTTGTGATTGTAATAGTTGTTCCGCTTTGTCCATAAGTTGCTGAAGTTGACAAGTCAGGATCTAAGTCAGTTGTTGCAACTAATAAAGATGCCCCAACATCAAAAGCTGTTGCACCATCAAAGTCAGTCCAAGTATCAATATTTGCTGATCTTTTATCAATTAAATCATTAGGATAAAAACCTTGTGTTACAAAATGCCTTCTAAGTCTCAATGGCTGTTTGCCACCTAAATCAAGAGTATTTGCAAACTCATAAGAACCGCCTGTAATATCAACAGCACCTAAGAAATCAAAATCAGCAATAGCATCAAAATCCGTTACCCCATCCAATTCATCTAACGAACCAAGAACAAGGCCATTTACATCATCACTGAAAAAGCAATCAACTTTTGCACCAGCAAAAGGTGTTGCATCAGTATCTTCTCTATCTACTAATACAGATAATTTAGGGAAAGGATCTGGACTGTTTACAATTACTGAAGTTTCACCAGAACTAAGTCTGCCACCATCATCACGAAATTTTAAAATATATTCACCACTTACAATATTTGGAACAATTGATTCACTAACGTTGCCCGGCAAAGCTGGAATTACATCAACAGAGTTAGTAAAAGTTGCTGTTCCATCTGCAAGGTTAGATGCTCTTACTACTACGTTTCCACCATGCACTACATCTACATCTGTAGCTTTATCAAAACGTAATCTTACAAATTGATCTGATATAGGTTCAATTCTTAGATTTTGAACATCTGAGGGTACTGCTGTTTTACCTACAGTTGTTGCAGTTATAGTTGAAGGTTGTGTACTTGGCTCTCCTAGTGCGTTATAACTAAAAACACGAACTTCATAAGTACCTAATTTACTTTCAAAAATAGTAAAATCAGGTCTACTTATTCTTTGTGATATAAAGTTTTCATCATTGAATCTATATTGAAGCATATATTCAGTAACACCGGAAACTGGTTGCCACTGTATAAATAATTTTGAAACAGCACGATTATTTAAAACTACAATTTGTTCTGTAGCATTTAATCCTACAGGAGCATCTTTTATAGCAGTTAATGTTGTTATAACTCTGGGGTCTAAAGCTTCGCCATCTTCTACAAATCCATATTTAGAAGGATCATGTACAACCGCTTGTATTTCATATTCAAGTTGATTTACTTCTTTAACTGAAAAAACTCTAAATGTTTGCAACGCTACAGTTACATTTTCTAGTACCCAAACACTATTTGTTTGAGGGACAGAACTAAAAGCAGAAGATACAGTTATAGTTGAGCCAGAAACAGAACTGATGGATTTTGTTTCTAAAGTACCATCAGATAAAATTACAGATAAAGTTGCATCACCTACTGTTGTTAAGTCTGTATTAGTTGAATCATCAACGATTATCTGTGTTGTTGATACACCAGTTTTTATTCTTCCACCTCTTCTTATCCCTGCTCTCATCGGATCTTGTACAGATATTATTGTTCCGACTCTAACTATTGTTCCTGATTCTATAGATGTTTTAAAGGAAACTAACTCAGCCTCATTTGACTGTGTGTACAAAAACCACTTTCCAAGCCTTGCAGCTTGGCCTCTTGAAGTTGTGGCAAAGCCTTTTAAATTTCTAATAACCACACCATATTTAGCCTGTAATGCCGTATCTTCTACAGTTTCATAATCTATCTGCTGTGTTTCATTATCAAAATATCCAACATTAACCACAGTTGCTTTTGTTGATTTACTGGCGTTTGAATATGAAAACCCTTCTGCTGTTATATTACTGAGATTGTAGATATAGCTTGGATCTGTGGGTCTATCTTGGGATATATTTATGACTCCCGCACTATAAAAAGGCATTACCCTCATTACAGAAGAAAGATCATTAATCAAGGAATATGCATCACGCTGGGTATTAAGAACCACATTTGTTGAAAAACGTGGCTCTGTTCCTCCAAAACCATCATCAACTTGAGTTGAACAATAAACAGAAGCTGAATAAAAGCTATAAACATCTAATTGAGTTGAGTCAATATGATCGCCAAAACCTTTTGAAGTAGTTAATAAATCATACAAAACCCATGCTGGATCGTTTGAATATTCTTTATCAGATTTAAATGTTCCGTTGAAAGTTCCAGAGTATTCAATAGAACCATCAGCCCTGACAGTACCATTGTGCGGTATTGAGATAAGAGTTCCTCTGACCCTATACATTCTTGAAGGTACAGATGGAAAAGTTTCAGCATCAAAGCGTAAGGCTACATGAGCAGAGTTAGCATAAGCCCTAGATTCATTTATTATTTCAGTAAAAGATGACCATTGAAAACTATCATTTAACAAGGAATCTGTACTGTCAGCAGTAGTTCTGTTTACTCTTATAGTGACAGGAAAGCTTGTACCAGAAGGTAAATTAATTTTATAATCTCTAAAGTAAGTACTTGCTGCTCTACCTTTTACTGTGTCTGTAATAACTGTTTGTGTTGTCCCATCATTTTCTATCGTTTGAATTGTTAAAGCTACTTCTGCTCCGTTAATATCACCATCATCTTCAAATTTTTGTAATTGAGGAAAAGCAATAGTGACTCTTACAGCATCAATGTTTGTATTTGTAATTGATCTTGATACAGGAGTATCAGCAGTTACTGTAGAACCAACGGCTGTTTCTGATTCACTTTCGGTTATTCCAGCAATAGCTGTTTGGTCAGATGTTCCAAATCTAGGTTCAAAAGTAATATTTTTAAAATTAAAATCTGTTTCAGTTGGGCTAGTCCCAGCCGCTTGTTGTAATACTTGAGTGCCATTAAGAAATACGTCTTTAAGACTACTTGTGTTGTATTCAGTCGAACCTTGTGAACCAGTAGCAGAGGGGAATCCTGAGATTATACCTTCTGAGACGAGATCAATCAGCGTTTGAAATTGCTTTGATGCCAGCGAATCTGCTGGTAAATCAGGATTCGTTAGCCCTGCAAGTTGACCAATTAAAGTATTATGACCACCGCCATTTGGAAATGCTATATTTGCCATTACGTTGCTGTACCCTCCACTTGAACTGTATCAATACCAGAACTCACCACAATTGAGCCGCAAAAACATTCTCCATAAATTATTGGAACAGGAACCCCAGCCCTTGATGTATTAGTAATAGAAGCAAAACCAAAGTTTGCTTGTACATTTGGATCATTATCAGACAATGAATCAGCAGCGTTAAAGTTTGGCACTTCTGGAGTTGGTGCAATAATACTTGTAACTCCATCAATAAGCATTGATGTTCCTATAGCTGACGCAATCGGTGCAACCATAGAACCTAATGTTAAACCTAAAATAGTTGTGCCACTACCTAATGAAGTTAATAAACCACCTATAGCAATACCCTTTGCACCCACAGCAATAGGAATAATTTTTATATCGCCATCACCCTTTATTTCTAACAAATCCTCTGAAATTTCTAAACCACCCATTTTTACTTTATACAACTGATTTGTCATATGGTTTTCTACTTCTGGAAAGTTTGCAAGTAAAAAAGCAAAAGCTTGTCTTGGATTATTTACAGCAACTTCAAAATGTGATTGACCTAAAAATTGTCTAAGCCTTCCGTAAACTGTAAGCTTTCTAAGCTGCATATCTAAAAACTTTTTTTGTGGCTTGTATATATCTTAAATCATATATCTCTCTACAACTCAACTGTTTTATGTTGTGATGAAAAATTGTTTGATTACCAATATACAAAGCAACATGATTTAGTTTTTCTTCTGCTCCTTCCATCAATAAAACATCAAGTTCTTTTATATCATCTGTATTGACTTCTTTAAATCCAGATCCTGTTAATACTTTTTCAAAATATGGATCATTTGCAAACGCTTTTAAGCTTTTAGGTCTAGGCCAAAATTTTAAATTTATTTGTTTTTTTTCTAAAAAATAATCAGTTATTAAACTCCAGCAGTCATGTTTACCCCAGATCCAAGTCCTCCCAAAAAGCCCAGACTTATATCCACTAGGTTTGAAACAATGCCAATCTTTATGCTCAACACTATAAATATAAAACGGCAGCCCTAAATGTTCACAAGATGCTTTATCAGCATCAGATGGTAGTGCAGATCCATAAGTATGAGAGTGAACAATACCAATAAGCTCTCCTTGATCTTCACACTCTGCCCATGAGTCAGGACACATCACAAAATATTCGTCAGGTGCTTCTGATAGGTTCTTACAAGGCCAGAAAGTTTCTTTGCCCTCAATGATGGCTAATAAACCGCAAGACTCTTGAGGAAGGCAATCAACAGCATATTCAGCAGCTTTATCTTTCCAAGTCATGTAAAAGTACCGACAGAAGGGAAATCTTTTCTTGTAACTTGTCTTTTTGGCGCACGAATGTTCTCAAGATCCAAAGCAGAAACACATTCAAACTGGACAACTTCTCTATTTTCTACAACTTTTTTATCAATAAAATAAATTTCTTGTGGCAGTTCTGTAGAACTTGATGGAGTTCCAAAGGGATTTATATTTGAAGGAAAGTTTGCGGCATCTAAAAACTGAGCCATTGTTCTATGCCTTATTAATTTTGCTCCCTGTAAATCATTAAAAGGAGTTGTTGCATTTGCTGTTGCCATTAATGCCGTAATAGTTCCCAAAACATTAGATACTGTAAGAGTCGGTCTTGGTAAAGTTCCACGACCTACATACTCAAAACCTTCTGCTATCACAGGAAACTTTGTATATGTGTTACCTTGCCAAATAATATTTGCATTGCTGTTCATACCTACACCAGAATGAAACCTAGTTACATTAGTTGAGCCATGCAGTGCAGAAACTAAAGTAATTGAATAAAGCTCAATAATAGATTTATTAGATAATGATTGCAGTTCTGCTGTGGGTATTGCCATTAGGGTTCAAATACTTCTCTAAAAGTACAGTTTAAAGTTGCTCTGTTGTTATAAGGTATTGATTTAGTCCAAGATTGACAAACATATTGTCCAGCACCAGATAATACAACAGAAACATTACCGCTATTCGTACCAGATGCTGCTGCTGTAACAGTAAAGGTGTCTACTGTTGGCTGAGTGACAATAGCAAAATCTCCGTCCGTTGCAGAGCCAGAAGTGTAGTCAATAGTTACAACATCACCTATAGCAAGACCATGATTTGTAATAGTTATGGTCACAGTGGTAGATGATGACTGTGAATATGTACCTGTTTGTGTGCTTCCTTCTGCTGGCGGTGTAAATGTAAAGCTTGCCTGATCGTTAACTCTACTTCTTAAAAAACCTTCTATAACATCAGCTTCTGTTTCTGATACGTTAAAAGTTAAATCATATACTTTAGGATCTTGAGTCAAAGGCAAGCCAAATAATGCCCTAAACTCATATCCATCACCGAAAGAAGTTGTTCTAATTTTAGGTGAGCTTGTTTTTCTCATTCCGTAGGTCGGACTGATTGAAGGAAAAGTTGCCATTTATCTAGTTAATAAACCCCCAGCACGTTTTTCTTTGATTAGTTGAGCCTGTACAGCAGCCCCAATAACCTGTCCAAGTTGGTTGGCATCAGCATTGTTTCCAGAAACAGAAGAACCAGAAGCATCTACATTAACTGTAACCACATTAGTTGTACCACCGCCACCAATTCCTAGCTGACTGTTTGGAATTATATTGCCACCCTTAGAACCCATATGCAAAATTTCTGGTCCTTTTTCCCCTACAACATAAGCACCACCAGCAGAAACAGGTCCACCGCTTGCTCTTCCAAATAGACCACTTAAGAAACCACCACCAAAACCTTTACCACCACTTAATGCATTACCAATTGCACCAATAGCTTTATTTAAAGCAAGTTGAATAAGTTGTCTTTTAAGATTATCTAAAACACCTCTCATAGCATCACCAAAAGATTTAGCCCCCATGATTGCGTCTGTAAGGTTATTAACTAAATCATCTCTGACAGTTTCACCAATCTGTTTAAATTTATCTTTAAGACTTTCTGCTGCATTTCCAATATCTTTTACTTTACCTTCTTGATCTTTTAAGCCTGCATTTGCTGTTAAAATATCTGTTATTTTTTGTCTGTTCTGTTCGCCATGAATTGCAACAGCATCATTGATTGCGTGTTGTAGTTCCACCTCTTTCCTATTTCCATTCTTAGTTGCTTCAAGTAATTCTTTTTGCCTTTCTTGTTTTTTTAAAAAATCTTTAAAACTTTTAGTTTGATCTTCTTGTAATGCAATCTCCGTTTTTTTAAGTTCTACAATTTTATTTCTTGATTGTTCAATTAATTTATCAGACTCAACAGTTTTTAATCTACCCTGTAACATTCTTAATTCTGCTTTCTCTTCTTCAAGTCTTTTTACAACATGACCTGCTCTTTTCTTATTTGTTCTTTCAAATTGTTTTTCTAAAGCCAACACAGCAGCTTCTTGTTTTTTTATTGCATCTTCAAGATCAGCTTCACCACCAGAGGTAACTAAATCATTAAATTCTTTTTTTGCACCATTTAATTTAAAAAATGCTGTTGTTAAAAGTCCTACACCTGTAGCTATAGCAACAAATGGAATTGCATTAAGAGCAATGGTAGCTACACCACCAGCAGCAGCAACTTTTAACAAACCAGCACTTATAAGTGGTAATGCTACAATTACTCCTTTTGTTGCAAGGGCAATCGCTGTAAATAAAGCAGCAGTTTGACCAAGTGGTGATGTAAAAAGATCATTGGCAGCCTTTATTAAAGCTGTTAAACCTTTTGTTGCTGCAATCAAAGCAGGCTCTAAGGCTTTTCCTAATGTTTCTGAAAAATCACGAAACGCTTCGCCTAATGAATCAACATTTCCAGCAAATCCCTCTGCAGCAGCTTGTGATAATTTATTATAACTTTCTTCAACAATGCCTAAAATCATGGCATGGGCTTCAGCAGTTTTATTTGTTTTCATTAATTCTTTAATTACATCTTGTTGTGTTTTAGTAAAGGCAATACCTGATCTATTTAAGTTTGACAAATTTCTTTCAGGGTCTTGTAATGCTTTTGCTAATTGCATAAATGATGTATTAACATCTACTTGGTTTACTTGTGCAATATCTGCTGCTGCTTGAGCAACTCTTGAATATGAATCAACACCTATATTTCTAAAACTTGTTAATAAGTTAAACCCTCTTGTAAACTCTTCTTGGTTAAATAAAGTTTGGTTCCCTAATCTGTCTGCCGCCTCTTGTAATTCATTTAAGGCAAGAGTACCAGCACCTAAATTTTCTAAACCCTGTCTTAATATTGTCACATCTCTTTCTCTATCTGAAAAAGTTCTTATTGCATTACTTACAGTTGCAACAGCAGCACCTACAGTTAACAATGGTCCAAGTGAAGTAGCTAATGAAGCACCTAAACCTTTTGCTGCGGTTGATGTTGCAGCTAAAGATGTTGTTGCACCTTTAGCAGAGTTTGATAAAGTTTTTGTCGCTGCAGAAGTTTTATTTAAAGAAGATATTGCATTTCTTGCTTCAACTCTTAAGGTAACTATACTTTCGGCCACTTAAGTTAAACAAAAATCTATTAATTATATACTACCTGTTTTTAG